TTAGTGATGATGACTTTATACATTTTTAATCCCCTTTCTGCCCGTTGAAGGTGGGCTGGCCTGTATCTTGACATCATTGTATCATAGCACAAGAGGGGTGTCAACACCTTTTTCAAAATTATTTTTCCGCGCCGTTATTGGGGTGCGGGGATTTGTGGGAGATTAGTGGGAAAATGTTTTATTTTTTTTTAAGGCGACAACAACCCAAACAGCGCAGGTCTAATGTAACCCGCCGATGAGCGGAGGCAGCAGGCAGGGCAACAACTATTATATGGAGGTGGAGAGGAATGGGAGCTCCAAAAGGTAATAAAAATGCAGTTGGAAACAATGGCGGACAGCCAACGAAATACAGGCCAGAGTATTGCGAGCAAATTATAGAGTATTTTACGGTACAGCCACAGCAAACAGTTTACAAAAAGACTTATTATGCTGATGGTGGGCTGAAATCCGAGGAGCCCGTTGTTTTGCCTGAGCAGTTACCTACTTTCCAGAAATTTGCAGATACTATTGGGGTTGTAGTATCTACTTTATGGGAATGGGAAAAAGAGCATATAGAGTTTTCAAAAGCATACGCGCGCGCAAAGCAACTACAGGAGCATATTTGGCTTGTTAATGGCATGTCAAACCTCTATAATGCCCAGTTTGCGCAGTTTTTTGGGAAGAACTGTTTGGGATACAAAGATAAGACCGAGACGGAGATCACCGGCAAAGATGGCGAGCCGTTCAAGCTGGAGGACTTCTTTAAATAGCCTGTTCGGTATGTTCTATTATCTGATTTCTGTGGTACAATAAAAACGTAGTGATATCAAGGGTTTGCTGTTCGCTTGTTCCTACAATAGGCGTTATGTTAACTAGCTTAAAATAGCTGTATCCCTTGGGAGAGTAAGCCTGAGACTGTTCGCCCCATGAGATCTTTATACATTATCAGCCTGAAATGGGCTGATTTTTGTATGTTTATGCATTTTATCTTTGTTGGTCTGGTGAAAAAATAAAATACAAGATTAAGAAATACGGTTTTGGTCGGTTGCCTTTAAGCCGTTGTGGCTGTAGGGCTGAATGCCATTTTAGACCTACCCCGAAAATGGGGTAGGTTTTACCCCGAAAATGGGGTAGGTTCGGAGGTGGTTTTGTGCGGCGTGACAGTTATGATAGAAGGGTTAGGATTGTCAAAGAAACACACGGAGCCAAGGAATTAACCAGGATTATTGACCTTGAAACAGGGGAGATAATAAACGAGTATTGGAATAGTCGCACCAAGTCCCCGCTTGGCAGACCTGCAGGAAGTACCGGCAAGGGGCCTCACTTCTACCGGGTGTATTGTTCTAACTGGGCCGATATAATCGACAAGAAACGCCTGTCTTTCATTGAGATAGGCGTTTTAATGTCCCTGATGCGTTTTGTTGACTGGGAATCTAACTTCTTGGTTCACCCTGTTACCGGCAAGAACCTGAACGCTTCTGAGCTTGCTAAACTGCTCAAGACAAGCGATTCTCACCTTCCGACATACTTAGATGCCTTACACAAGAAAGGCCTCTTGTCGGTGGTTAAGTGCGGCGGCAACGGCTACCCAAACCACTACATATTAAACAGCCATATACTTTTTAAGGGCAATAAAATGAAGGACCTGAACGAGCATGAGCGGTTTAATAAGGACTGCCCGTATCAACCTCCAGCAACAGTGAAGTACCGGGAGAGGGCAACCTAATGAAAACAGCCCGCGACATCATCAACAAGCGCCGGGAACTCTGGGAGCAGCACCACGATATTGAGCAGGACAAGGCATTTACCGAATCATCAGCAGAGTACATGCTTCGCCCAGGGAGCGAACCCCTACGGCAGGAGGTAAGGGGTAGCCCCGAACTGCTTGTTGAAATGCTGTTCGTCGTAGTTGATAAGGACAAAAAGACGGTCCCCTTCTTCCTTAACGAGGTGCAGCGGCAATTTATAGACGATCTCAACGTGGCCATTGCTGATTATAAAGCATGTAAGCGCCTACATTTAAAGTTTCTTGTATTAAAAGGTAGACAACAGGGTTAAAAGTAGACATCCTCTAGGGTTGACTGGTCTTTATATTTGCGCTATAATAATCACGAGGAGTTGATTTATTGTGGCACGCAAATACAGAATAACCGTTTATTATGCAACGAACAAGGACAATGGGAAAACATACATCGGACAGAGTAAATATGGTTTGGCGGTGTCGAAGGCAAGACACAAAAGAAAGTCGCTTATATTGAATAAAAAAAGCCCTTTTTACGAAGAAATACGCCAAATAGGGTTCGATGCTTTCGAATGGGGAATATTAAAAGAATGTTCCTCAAAAGAAGAAGCAGAAATCTTTGAGAGAAAACACATCGAAAACATCGGCCTTAAAAATTGCTATAACACGCATATTGGCGGTAAAAAGGGATTTGATTTAAACGATGAGACAAAAGCCATATTGTCAAGGCAAAAACTTGGTAACAAAAACCCGATGTATGGAAAGGACTTGACCAAAAAAGAAAAAGACAATCTACTTGCAGCATCAATGGAAGTTTGCAGTAAAAAGGTTGTAAGGGTTTCAGACGGTCAAGTCTACCCAAGTATAAGTGAATGCGCCAGACAAAATAATATGTCCATTGGTGCTGTGTCATTGCATGTAAACGGAAAAATAAAAAGTCAACGTTTTGAGTTTGTAAAATATGGCTCTGTATAAACGTGGTGAACGCCATAGCCTGGCGGTGTGGTCTATGACTGCTAACGGTGAAACCTAAGTCGAAAGATATGGCAATACCGTGCCAAGTCTGCGAAGCAGGAAGGTGTAGAGACTATCCCGGAAGGGAGTAGGGTGGATAATAGGCTACCACTCGAAGCGCCACGGGCGGCGTTAGCCGTCAAGAGATAGTCCGTACCTGTGGAAACACAGGAAGAATACGTTTACCTCTGTGATAACCGCCTATCAGCTGGCCTGTAGCATCACCCAAAAGAACTTTGCAGGCTTCACCCTAGCCGATGACAGCGACAACACAGAGACAATCTTTGAGGACAAAGCTAAGTTCCCTTACAACCAGTTACCTAATGCCATAAAGCCAACAGAGAAGTACAACAACCGCCGTGAGTTCCACTTTGAAAAGCTAAACAGCCGCTGGAGGGTAGCCACGGCAGGTAGCAAGGGTGTTGGCCGGTCCAAGACGCTGAACTTCTTCCATGGCTCAGAGGCGGCGTTCTGGAGCGACCTGCAGCAGATGCTTGCCGGGTTGGGTCAGGCGCTTACCAAAGACAGCATCCAGATCCTTGAGTCCACAGCCAACGGTTACAATGAGTTCAAAGACCTGTGGGACGATGGGCAGAACTGGGATCAGAAGTTTTATGAATGGTGGCTTACTCCTGAATATGTTCAAAGTTTTGAGAGCGCAGAAGCCGAGAACAAATTTAAGGCCAACGTACAGCAAGCAGTTAAAGGCAAGTATGAGGATACCAAAAAAGAGTGGGTATTTTACCGCTGCAAGTGGCTTGTTAATGAAATCGGCCTCACCTGGGAGCAAGCCTATTGGTATTTTAATAAATGGAACGACCTGAAAAGTCTGATTAAACAAGAGTATCCATGTTCGTCAGATGAAGCCTTCCTTGCTTCCGGTAGATGCGTATTTGATGTAGAAATTGTCATTCAGCGAAAGGAATACCTCAGAAAACTCTACCAGGAGCAACCGCCAAAGCGCGGTTATTTTTATTTCGAGTGGAACGACCCGGATACCAAGGACAAGATTAAAGACGACACGATCAGGTTTGTGGAGAATTCAACCGGATTTATCGCCATCTATGAGGATGTCAAGCCCAACTACCCATACATCATAGGTGGTGACACCAAAGGCGAGGGAAAGGACTTCTACGCCGGTACAGTCATCAACAACGCAACCGGCAACAGGTGCGCCGTTATCCGTATGCAGGTATCAAACTCCAAGCCCTACACCCATCAAATGTACTGCCTGGGCAGGTACTTCAAAGATGCCCTGATAGGCATTGAAATGAACTGGAATACCGGGCCGATTGAGGAGTTGGAGCGCCTGAATTATTTTAACCAGTATGTCAGGCAACACTATGACAGTTTCACGAAGGAGTATCAGAAGAAATATGGCTGGCGCACTGACGGCAACACGAGGCCACTGATTATCGACAAGGAAATAGACCTTATCGAGAATAACATCCAGCTTTTCAACGACATTACCATGCTGGATGAATGCTTGACATTTGTTTACGACAAAGACAATAAACCGGATGCGGAGAGCGGCAAGCATGACGATGTTTTATTCTCAGACATGATTGCCAACGAGATAAGGCCACAACAGACACACGAGGTAACAGAACCCGAGCCCGAAGATCCCGACGAAGACGACGACGACTACCCGGAGAACCGGGATTCATATTTTAACTGAGGTGAAGACAATGAACCTACTTACAACAACCATATTTGCACTTGGTATGCTGGCCGCTTTCTGGAGCGGCTTTTATGTTGGCTATCTAAAGCGGGAGGATAGAAAGCCCCCTATCCCGCTTATATCCAGCCTTGACGAGTTCTCAGAAGAGATCGTTGATCGGGTTAAAGACAGTATCGGCAAACAAAAAGAAGTAGAGCCTCAGGGCTTTTATGATTAGGCGGTGGGATGAATGAGACTTTTCCAAAAAGTAAAGCAGGTACTGACCGGCGAGAAAGAAAAGCCGAATTACAACGAGGGCGACGAAAACAAGTGGGTGACGCAGATTACCACGGACCAGGAAAACGCCGAATCCCTGCGCACAGGCTTTGAAGGCATAGACCAGACCTGGGAGGACGAGTATAAAATCTTTATCGGCGGCGGCAAGCAGTGGGAGACCTCCTTTGCCCACAGGAGCAAGAAAAGCCGCAAGATACGCCCCAACTCCGAGGATAATTTTGTATTCCTGGCTATTACAAACCTGTGCGCCAATATTACCGCCAACACTCCGGAGGTGGTGATTGAGGGCAACGGCGACGATGACAAAGAAGTAGCGGAAAAACTGACGCACCTCAGCCAGTTCAACGACAAGCGCAACAACTTCCGGGCATTGTGGAGAAAGATGGTCCTGCAGTTCCTAGGCTATGGCCCGGTTATAGGCGGGGTTCTCTGGGACCCGGACTGGATAGGGGGCACGGGTCCTGACAGGTGGTTAGGAGATGTCCGCATCGTCCACCTGAGCCGCAAGGAGATATTCTTTGACCCGGCCATTATCAACCTTGAGGAAAGGCTGCAGGAATGCGAGTTTATAACCCGTAAGCCCCGTAAAAAACTCACATGGATAAAAGAGAGGTGGCCGGAGAAGGGGCAGTATGTTGGCTCTGAGAACAATGCCGATAACCTGCAGGACGAAGGCCAGGACCCACAGCAGGCTTATGTAATAGAACACTGGCACCGGGGCAAGCCCTGGACCGTGCCGGCGGAAGCAAAGGCTAAGTATCTGGAAAAGGCGGAAATAGCCGAGACAATGGAGCAGGACCCATACAAGGCGCAGGACCTTCGGGATATGGCAAAAGGGGAGCTTAAAGGAATCCATGCCGCTTATGTGGCTAACGGGGTGTTTCTTGGGTACGAACCGTATGTCTACGAGGACGGCCTGTATCCCTTCGTTTATAAAATCCTGTATCACGACGAGAACTCACCTTTCGGGTTCGGGGAGATAAGGAATACCAAGATTCCGCAGGTAATGCACAACAAGGCCGATGAAATCGAGATTGAAGCCTATTCCCGCGAGGGCTTGGGTGGTGGCTATTACGAGGACGGCGCAATCTCCGAGAGACAGATTCGCGAAATCGAAAAGAACTCCGGCAAGGGCGGCATGTGGTTTAAGGTAAACAACATCTTTAAGATGAAAGACCGTGAAGGCGTAAAAACTCCTACGAGCCTGACCAACTACAAGGAGCATAAACAGAGGATGGTTGAAACCGTAGCTGCCAACACCCCTATTCAACAGGGGTTATCTCCGGGGGCGAATGTGCCATATAGCACCGTGGCTGAGTTGGGAGCGCGTACCGATATCCGCACCAAGCAGAAAATAGAGGTTCTTGAAGATTTCCTAACCGAGCTTAACAAGTTGCGTATCAACAGGTTCAAACAGTTTTACACCGAGGACAGGTATTACAGGCTCAAGGGCAAGTTCGGTAAGAAGATCGAGGGTACCTTTAACGCTGGCGAGATGTACCGCACGTGGGAGAGGGAAGGCGAGGAAGGAATGACCAGCTTCGAAGCCTATGTGCCCGAGTTTGACGTATCTGTCAAGATTATGGACGAAAAGCCCAACGACCGCGAGTATTACACCCGGACCGGCTTTGAACTGCTCGGGGTTAACGGCCTGACTGTGGAAGACCTCTGGGAAACCATTGACGAAGGCGAGTTTCCGCCGAAAGAGCAGGTAATTGAAAACCTCCGGGCCAGGGATGAAGCCATGGCTATGGCCGAGATGCTGAAACAGATACCGCCTGAGGTGAAACAGCAGGTCATGCAGGAACTGCAGGGGGCGATACAGCAACAGCAGGTATTGCAGCAAATGGGAGGTGGTCAGGATGGCCAAATGCAAGGGTAAGAGAGGCGGGAGAAAGTGAACGCTGAAATAAAGCGAATATTCCCCGGTCCTGTCAATGGGCTTATTAACTGGATGGAGCAAAACTTCCACGATATAGACCAGTTTGTCATAACTTTCAAGATGAAGGACAACACCGCAATAACGGTCTATGATGCCTATTCCTATTTTGAGGCGTTGGGGATTGCGGCGTTTACGACAGATGTTATTCAACGGTTGTCTGTGGATGGTGATTTTGTTCCTAAAGAGAAAGTTTAAAAACAGACAACAAACTCCGCTTTGACGAGCCGTAAGGCTCTTTTCTTTTGCCCATCGGGGCCGTAGACGCCACGTTACGGTGATTACGCTGCCGAGCGAAAACGGGAGGTATATATATGTTTGGACATGCATCATGGATGCAGAGAATGACCAAAGGCTGCTACATCGACACCGGCGACACAGTGAACGGTGGGAGTGAAAAATCTCCTGATACCGACGACACCAAAGACACCGATACCGATGACAGCCTTGACGATGACACGGATGATGACGGGGACGAGGGCGACGATACCGGAGGCGAAACCGACGCTGATAAAGGCGAGCCTGATGTGGACGCCGCACAGGACGACAAGGAGCCCAAGAAGCCAAAGCAATCCCCGGAGTTTGACGCGGTAGCCGCACGGCTCAGAAAAGCCGAGGACCGGGCGGCGCAACTTGAGCGCGACTTGCAGGCCAAACATGCGCAGGAAGAAACAGAGAAGGCGCAAAAGGTCCAGCAGGACCAACAAGCCAAATTGGAGCAGGAATGGAATGGGGTCCTGCAAGAGGCGCAGCGGATGGAGACAGCGGGCTATGACCCGGTTGTTGTCCGTGAGTACGTTGAGCGCAACAGGGACAGTATTAAAACCCGTTTAGAACTGCAGGAGCTAAAACAAAAACTAACACAGACCGAACAGCATAACGCTAAAATTAGCCGCCAACAGCAGGACGCCCAGGCGGTTAAATCTTTCTTCGAGGAAGTCGGTGAACTGCGCAAGGAATACGGCGATCTTCTTCCGGATACATCCGGGATCAAGAACAGCATTGAGGGCTTTCTTCAATACACCAAAAAACTGCCGCCTGAGATGATGGATCGCATTGCGCGGGGATATTCACCAACTGACGCCTTTCTCGTGACCAACCACAAGAAACTTACCGGTCGCGAAAAAAGCCTGGCTCAAAAGCGCACGGTCGCTAATATATCCGACAGGATAAAGCGCGGTATTACCACAGACAGCGAAGGATCCTCCTCTTACGCCGATGTCACGGTTAACAATGAAATGGCGGCGGCTTTCGGCAACGACCCGAAAGAAATCGCCAAGTATGTTAAACAACAAACCAAATCAAGGAGATGATTTTAAATGAAAGGATTTAACTGGGCAGGAGATCTGAACGGGCATAAAAACCCGATTATCAGGAAGTATTACGTCCCCGATGCCACAGCGATTGAGAAGGGGGAGCCGGTGAGGTTCACTCAGGGCACCGGCATTGTGGTCTTAAACGACCCCACCGACCTCCAGGATGCTATTCTCGGTGTGTCCCTGAATGAAAAAGCGAGCAGCGACGGCACCACGTGGATTGAGGTGTCAATTTCCCCTTCCGCAATTTACAAGTACAGGGCGGCAAAGGCCTATACCCTGACCGGAGGCAGCACAACCACGGCGGTAGACGACAGCCTTCTGCCTGACGAGGCCGATACTTTTATCGGCGGCGCTATTCAGATAGTGACCTGCGCGGCGGATTCTTCCCTGATCGGGCGGCGCGTAGGGATAACCGACTATGCCGCGACAGACGGCACCCTGACCCTGGCTGAAACCCTGCCTGCGGCTCTGGCGGCGGCAGATACAATTTACATCTGCCCCGGCTACATGATGGACGGTTTCCTCGGATGGGATCTGTCAAGCGATTCCATGCACCCGGACTTCGACACCGAGGGAAGCAGCGTCCTGAAGCTCTTGTATTCCAACCCGGATACGATGGAAATGTTCTTCACCTTCCTGCCATATGAGCCAAACACCTAGGATGGTGTTTTTTTATTAACAAACTAAGGAGATGATCTAAATGGCATTAACCGAAGCCCAAATTCTTGAGCTTGAGGGCAATATACGCGAAGTTTGGGACGGATTTCACAAGAAAAAAGTAGACCTGATTGTACCGACCCACAATATTATCAAGGACGCGACAGCGCAAATTACTGACATGACCATCGGCGCGCCGGGACGCATGTCCGATTGGACAGGATCTGTATCTTACGACACTTTTGTCAAGGGCTACACCAAGCAGGTACACCCTTACAAGAAGTCAATAGGTATTCAGATCGATCGCGACATGTGGGAAGATAAAGAATATCGCCGGATTAAAAAATATGTTAACAACACTGCCTATGGCGTTGACAAAACCCTGCGCTATGAAAGCGCGGTAGTTTTTAACGGTGCGTTCGGCACCACTTTAACCGGCCCGGATGCCGCCGGCCTGTGCAGCGCCACTCACTACACCGTGCCCGACGCAGACGCACAGAGCAACACCGGAACGCTCGACCTGACATATGACAACATCGAAACCACTCAGCTTGCAATGGAAGCATGGGTAGACGACCGGGGCGACGAAATGCTGGTCGAGGGTGATATGGTAATCGCCGGTCCGTATTGGCGCAAGACTTGTGAAAAGCTGTTCACCTCGGATAAAGAGGCGTATGTCGGCGACAACACCAAGAACGTATATAAGGGAATGAAGTATTTCATTCACCCTCTTATCAAAGGGAAAAAGTGGTTCCTGGTCAACGAGGATCTGATGAAAGGCGGCGACGGCCTCAACTTCTGGATGAGGCGCGACCCCAGGAAATTAGAGCGCGACTTCAACCTCGACAAGGGCGACTTCAACACCGAAATGTTGTCCTGGAAGTCTGTTGGGCGCTGGGCGATCTATTGGGTGAATTTCTTCTGGGTGTATGGGCACAACCCAAGCTAGACAGTTAGTAAATTAATGCGGTTCAACCGCTGGGGAGGCAAAGCGCCTCCCCTTTAATTTAAGGAGGTATTTAAAATGGGATACACTCATAACAGGGGATACTCAGCAATCGACAGCGGTTTTGCCGTTGGCGCTAAAGGCGCGGAAGTGCCCATCATCGACAGGTACGGCAACCTGACAAGGATATTTAACCATGACGGCATAGTTTACTATGTTGACGTAAACGCCGGTTCTGACGGCAACGATGGGCTTAGCTGGGAGAAGGCGTTTAAGACGCTTGCCACTGCTATAACTGCAAGCAACGCTACTATAGTAGCCAGTCCGAATGGAACCGGCAGGGGGTGGGCGGCAAGAAACACCATCTATTACAAGGGCGACAATGACGAGGATGACGCAGAAACACTGACCACGCTGGCCAATAAATGTGATATTATCGGTGTTGGCTCTTACGACCACAAGCCATATCCGCAGCTTATCGGGAATCATGTTATTGGTGCCGGCGCTTACATGGGTTGCCGGTTCATCAACATGGGATTCCTTTCCCCTGCGGCTGGCGGGGTAATCTTTACCGTGCCCACAACGACAAGCGGCCTGGCCTTTATCGGCTGTCACTTTGACGGACGCTCCACTGTAGCCGCGACCAAGGCTATTGTAGCGACCGCCGTAGAGCAGCTTACGATTGAAGGCTGTCGTTTTATCGGAAAATACTCTATTACCACCATCGACATCGGTACAGGCTCAAGCCGCGCCCTGCTGATCAGGAACAACCTGATCGAGTCCGGCGCAATCGGCATTACGACCCATGCCAGCATGACTTGCACGGATGCCGTAGCCATGATCTTAGACAATATCTTTAATGTTGTAACACTGGTAATTGATGAAAACTCAGACAAGGCTATAGTTGGCGGCAACCGTGGCGTTACTGAGGCAGACGGCACGGTAATTCTCACAATGGATTACAACGACAATATGGCCTACGATAACATTTTTGCCCATGCCGCCGGGGTTAGTCAGTACCCGGTAATGGTGACGATACCAACATAAAACGGGGGAGGGGCAACCCTCCCTTATTCTATTGGAGGCTTTATGATCAAGCGTGAATCTCTGAATTTTAATGAAGAAAAACTCCTGTTCGATATTCTCCAGGAGTTAAAGGAGATCAACCAAAAACTCACACCAACCGCACAGCCTGAACCTGCGCGGCCAATCGCGAAGGCCACGGAGGGGAAGCCTGAGAAGCCGAAGTTTTACCGCAAATGCAAGAAATGCGGTAGGGAGTTTGATAACTACGGCCTTTTTATGAGGCACATGAAAGACCACAAGAAAGAAGGTGCATAAATGGGATTATTGAGTTTTTTTGATAGCACATTTGGCGGGAAGGCCAGAGATGTGTCTGATTCGCATGGCCTGCCTGTTCAACTAACGGGTAGTAAAGTGGAAGACATCACCTTCCATGACGCTGCTACTGTAGCTGCAGATGGTACAGTTTTTACCGTAGGTGGTTATAAAACCCTCACCATTGAGATATATGGCACCAGCACCAGCAAAACACTTGCCTTTATGGGTGTTGGGCCTGGTGGAACGGCTCACGCAATTATGGGAGTTAAGCTTGATACTTTGGCAACAGCAACAACATCTGTCGGGACTGTAGTAACTCCTGAGTTTTGGCAATTTGACATTACAGGACTTACATCAGTTATCATGGATCTAACCGCCATAGCCAATGGTAACGTAACTGTTAAAGGCAAGGCGGTGGCGTAGATGGGAAATTTGATTGCTTTAGGTTTAACCACGGCTTTGTCTAAAAGCAGAGCCGCTTCGGGTAAAATTGTTTGTTTTGGAGATTCGATCACAGAAGGATGGAGTAACTTTAATCCATATCCGACATTTCTATCTTGGTTGCTTGGGCGTAAGGTTATTAATGCAGGTATAAGCGGCAATACGACAGCAATGTTATTAGCCAGGATAGAAACTGATGTCATTGCATATAACCCATCACTTTGCATAATAATGGTTGGCAGAAATGATATTATCTCAGATATTTCTCTGGCAACGATGTATAGCAATATATCATCTATATTAGACAGGCTTATGTCGCGTGGAATAATACCTGTAATTTGCAATATTCCACCAGCGTCAGGCGATGATGAAACAGAAAAACAAAAATGCATATCCTGGGCTAGAATACTTGAATACCTTTGCCGCGAAAAGGGCTTGTTATATATCGACACATATTCGCTCTTTGTGGATACAAACGGTGATGTTAATTCTGACCTTATGGCTGACGGCACACATCCAAATATGTCAGGTCAAAGTGCAATAGCTACTAAAATTTATGACAATATTAGTAGTTTCAAAAGTTCTATACCTGGATATATTTACGGCGAAACCCAGGCGGCACTTAATAATTTATTCCTTACGGACACAGATTTAGACGGATTAGCAGACAACTGGACAAGATCTGGTGACGCATCTTCGTCGTTTACACTTGTTGCTCATCCGACGAGGGGAAATTGGCAACAGTTTACCAAGGATGCTGGCGGTACTTATGAGACTATTACGCAAAATCTTGATTTTACTCAATTGGCCGTTGATCAGTACATGGATATATCATTTGACTTTGATACAGATGTCCTTGCTTCCAACATGAAATATCGTTTATCTGTTCAAGCAGTAGACGCTTCCTGGGGCACAATATCTACTACAAATATGACAAACGATATAGCGTGTCAACTGACAAATACAAGATTTTTTGGTGAGATTTTATTACCAAGCAACACTGCCCATGTCAGAATATTTGTAAACATATCGGGTACCGGAGCCGCAACGGTCAGAGTGGGTA